TTCACAGTGGTCGATACATGGCGATTCTGGATCATCCATCTGTGGGTTGAAGGGGAGAGCCTGCGCCTGGAGCAGCGCGGCGCCGAGCTGACGGCCGAGCGTGCCAAGCAGACCGAGCGCCTGGCGACCTGGGAGAAGGACGGCGACCAGTTCAAGTCCAACGCGGTGAAGCGCGAGGAGGCACTGAACAAGGAACGCACACGCGGCCAGCAGCTGCTTCGCGACGGCCTGATCACCCAGAAGGACTACGACGATCGCATGAAGGCGATCGCCGCGAAGCTCAAGGACCCGAAGGGCGCCCAAGGCCCCAGCGATTTCCGCCTGGCTAACGCCGACGCCACGGTGGCCATGGCCGAGCTGAAGGCCACGTTCGGCGCGCTGCAGGCCAACATCAAGGCGAGTGACGCCATCATCGTGCAGGCGCTGCAGGACGGGAACGTGTCGATCGGCAACGCCTACCAGGCACGCCTCGCGCAGATCCAGCTTGAGGCCGATCAGCAGCGCAAGCTCCTCACCGGCCAGCTCGAGGAGATCGACGCGGCGCTGGGCAAGGCGAAGAATTCGGCCGAGAGCGCTCCGCTGCGGCAGAAGCGCGTTGAGCTGCAGGCGCAGATCCGCCTGGTCGACGCGAACCTCAGCGAGGAGAGCCGCAAGCTCTCGCTGTGGAAGTCCGACCAGGAGAAGCAGCTCGCGGCGATCACGGCCAAGGTGCGCGTCGAGGTCTCGGCCGTCACGGGCCAGTTCGATCGCAAGGCGGTGGAGGACCAGCTGCGCACGCAGATGGATTCCGACTTCAAGGCCACGGGTCGCATCGACGACGCGGCCGAGCGCCAGGCGGCCCAGGATCGCCTGCAGCTGCTGCTGCAGGCCGGCGTGGCTCAGTCGGAATTCAACTTCCGCCTCGGCGAGGCGCAGCGCCTGCAGGCCGACCTGGCGGCCCAGGAAGCGGACCTGCAGCGTCAGGTGCAGGCAGGCACGCTCAGCCAGATCGAGGCCGAAGGCCGGCTGCGCGCCGCGCGCGCCGATCAGGTGCCGGCCCTGCAGGCGATCGTCCAGCAGCTGCAGGCCGTGCGTGACGCGCTGCCGGCGGACGCCGCTGTGACGCTCGCCAACATGAACACGCAGATCCAGCAGTTGCAGACCACCACGGCGGCCGCCACGCCCGTCGTGGTCGGCTTCGGCACGCAGATCCGCGTGGGCGTGATCGACTCGGTGGGCGATGCCGTCAAGAACGTGGGGGGCGACTGGAAGAGCCTTCCCGACGTCGTGAAGGCCTCGCTGCGCCAGGTGCTGCTGAACATCCTGTCCAGCGGCATCAAGCGCGCCCTGACCGATGCGCTCACGCCTACCAAGACATCCGGCGCCGGCGCGGCCGCGGGCAGCTCTCCAGGGCTCTGGGGCGCCCTCGGCACGTTGTTCTCGGGCCTGTTCGGCCTGGCGACCGGTGGCCCTGTGCAAGGCTTCGAGAGCGGCGGCCGCATCGTCGGCCCGGGCACCGGCACCAGCGACAGCATCCCGGCTGTGGTCGATGGCCGCCGCCCGATCCGGGTGAGCAACGGCGAGTTCATCCAGCCGCAGCGCGCCGTGCAGCACTACGGTGGCGCCTTTATGGAGGCCGTGCGGACCCTGCGGCTGCCGCGGCCGAATTTCGCGTTTGGCGGCCTCGTCAGCGCCTACCGCGGCGCCACGCGCTTCGCCTCGGGCGGGCCGGTGGCGGGCCCGGGCGCCCAGTCGATACCCGCCAGCGTCATCGTGCAGATGACGAACAACGGCACGCCGCAACGCGTGGTCCAGCAGGACGTGGGCCAGCAGGGCAAGGACATGGTCATCGGCCTGGTGCTGGCCGACCTCCACGACGGCGGGCCCATCAGCCGATCGCTCGAGTCCCGCATGGGCAGATAGCAACCATGGCCTACACCACCTTTCCCTCCTACGCTCAGTTCCTTCTCGATGGCTTCGCCGTATCGGTGGGCGGCGGCGTCGCCCGCGACGAGATGGACGACGGCTACACCCAGCAGACGCCCACCCAGTCGCGCACCCTGGTCTCGATCCCCGTCACCTATCGCCTGCGCAACCAGGCTGACCAGGAAGCCTTCGAAAAGTGGCGCCGGGAAGACCTGCGCAACGGCGCGCTGTTCTTCGCCTGGCGAGATCCGCGCGATCGCACGGGCGCCACCCTGCGGCGCGCGCGCATCGTCAGCGGCGAGGTCCAGTACAAGCCGCTCACGCGCCGGCTCGACGAGTGGAGCGCCTCCTTCCAGCTGGAGTACTACGCCTGATGGCCCGCATCAAGTCCGCCCGGTACCGGGCGCAGGCGCAGGTGCTGTCGGCCGAAGAACAGCCGCTGTACCTGCTCGAGCTGCGCCACGCACTTCTGCCGCAGCCTGAGCGGTTCGTGAACGACACGCAGGACCTCCTGAGCAACGGTCACAACTATGTGGCGACCCGGTTCGTGTTCACGCCGCCCAATGACCAGGACAAGCAGACGCCGCGGGCGCGCCTGGCGATCGGAAATCTTGGTGCCGGCGTCGGAGCCTTCTTCGAGCGCACCAACGGCGGCAAGGGAGCGTCCTTCCGCGTGCTGCAGGTCATGCGCAGCCAACCCGATCTGATCGAGGACGAGCTGGTGCTGGACGTCACGAACGTCGAGGTCAACTCAACCACCGTCAGCGGGCAGCTCGGCTACGACGACGTGCTCAACAAGCCGGGCACTTCCTACACCTACCGGTCGGAGACGGCCCCGGGAATCTTCTGATGCATTGGAGCGCTGCCTACGTAGGCATCCCACACGCGAGCCTGGACTGCGGCCAGCTGGTCGAAAAAGTACTGCGCGACCACTTCGGCCACGACGTGCGGTTTCCCCAGCGTGAGAACGACAACCTGTTCCACCGCGCGGACCTGATCACGCGACACGCGCGAGACTTCGCGCGCCGGATCGACAAGCCCTATGACGGGTGCGGCGTGATGATCCTGTCTCGAGCGCGCCTGGCACACATCGGCCTCTACTGCGCGATCGACCAGGGCTACGTGCTGCATTCGGACTCCTTCTTTGGCAGCAGCGTGTGCATGCCCATCAACCGGCTGCAGGCGACACATCGAATCGAGGGGTTCTATGCCTGGCTCGACTGAGAGGAAGGGAAAGCGCGAAAAGCTCGAGGCGATCGACATCGTCTGGTGCCCGAACCCGCTACGGGCCAAGAGCACGCGCGAGGTGCGACGCCTTGTTTTGACCGGTACCGACACGGTGGACAGCTTGGTCAAGCGCCTCGGGCTGCAGCCCACGCCCTCGCTGGCCACCCTCAACGGCATCGACCTGCCGCGTCGGAAGTGGTGCAAGAAGCGAGTGCGGGCACGCGATATCCTGGTGCTGCAACAACGCGTCGAAGGTGTTGTGGAAGGCAGCACCATCGCCGCCAGCCTAACAATGAAGGGCGGTATTTCGTGGGGGACGGCGATCGCGCTGGGGACGGTACTGGCGTTCGCGGCCAACGTCGTGATATCGCTCGCGATCACTGCCCTGATCAGCTCCCTTACACGCAAGTCCGGCCCTGGTCAGCAGCAGAACAAGACCGGACCGAGTGCCTATGGCGTCGAGGGAGGCAGCAACACGGTCCGCCCCTACGAGCCGCTGCCGCTGGTGCTCGGCGAACATCGCGTTTTCCCGGACTACGCGAGCCGGCCTTTTGCCGAGTTCGTGCTCGATCCCACCACCGCGACCGAGGTGATCAACAACACGCCGCAGACGGCGGACCTGACGCCGCCGCCCTTCGAAATGATCGTGCCCGATCCGCCCGACGACGTGGATGAACCGGAGATGCCCTCTGCAAATCCTCCGTGGACGCTGATCGCCGTCGACGAAGCGCTGAATCTCGTGTTCTTCGGCGACAACGCCGCGCGCACCTTCCAGGCTCCCACTCAGTGGGGTGGCTCCGCCGGCGGCGAGGTGACCATGCCGCATTCGTTCGTGGTGCGCTGTGGGTTCATCCCGCTGTTCCCGGCGCCGCCCTCGGTGGTGCACGTCGCCACGTACGAGGCCTACCAGGCACGCGCCTCCGGAGGTGGCAGCGAACTGGACTGGCACATCCTGGTGCCCGGGCTCACGCTGCCGATCGTCACGCGCTACGGCTACACGGCGATCTACAAAACCGAGCGACTCGCCAGCATCTTCAACTTCGGCTTCGGCGATCTGACCATCAGCGACGTGCTGATTGGCGCCAACGATGCCGCGGCGTACAACGCCGTGACCCTGCATCACAGCAGCGTGCCGGCCGGCGCCGGCGATCGCACGCAGCTGCTCGGGTATGCCAGCGACGGCTGGCCCGGCAACGCTTACCCGGACAACGTGCAAGTGGTCGACGGCGGAAAGCTCGAGCAACCGCCCATGGTGGACAACTTCGGATGGGTGTTGCGCGAGGCCTCGCAGCCGGTACGGATCACCCAGGTCGACATCGCCGGCCGGCTTTTCTTCCAGTCCGACCGCGGCATTGCGACAGCCTTCTGCCAGTTCGAGGTCGAGTACAGGGACGCCAACTCGGGGGTTTGGGCTCCCATGCCCTACAGCCCCTTCGTGCTGTCCAGCGGCACGTCGACGCCGCTGCGCGAGACCTACACCCTGGTGCATGGCGTCGACGTCGACGGGGTGCGTGCGCGACGTGTCACTCCTGATCCAACCGATTCGGCACTCATCAGCGAGTTCGAGTTGGGCCGGGTGAAGTTCATGCGGGCCTCGAGCGCACTGTACCCGGCGCAGCGCCGCATGGGCATGCTCATCAAGGCCACGGGACAGCTCAACGGCCGCATCGACCGGCTGTCGGCCTTCGTGCGTGCGAAGCACTGGCGGTGGACACCCGCCGCCCCGTGGACACCAGGTGTCTACCCAGGAGCGGGCGGGTGGAGCTGGGGCCAGACCGTTAATCCGGCCTGGCTGTTCCTGTACTACGCCAGGGGCGGGTTCCTGAACCCCGCCGCGGCTCCTGGGCACCTCGGCCTGGCCGGCTGGCTGGATGAGCCGGCTGCGGGCAACGGCGCCCGGCTGTTCGGCGCCGGCCTGGAGAACTCGCGCATCGACTACGCCGCGATCGTTGCGTGGGCCCAGTACTGCGAGAGCGCCGGCCTCGAGTGCCGCATGGTGATTACCTCGGCGCGCAGCTGCGGTGACGTGCTCGACGACATCGCGGCCGCGGGCCGCGGCAGCAAGACCTGGGCGACAGGCAAGCTCGGCGTCGTGTGGGAGGCCGCCGGCCAGCCGGTGGCGGCAAGCTTCGGCATGAGCAACGTTGCGGCCGGCACGTTCAAGGTCGCCTACATCTCGGACGACCCGATCGACGAGTACGAGCTGGCGTACACCCGCAGCGACGCCGGATACGAGGCCGACACTGTGCGCGCGACGGTCCCCGGCACCGAGCTGCCGGTCAACCGTTCCAGCGAGCAGGCGGTCTACTCGATGTCGAGGTCCCAGGCCCAGCGCCTGGTCAACCTGCTGGCGGCGTCACGCGCCTACCACCGGCGAACGATCCAGTTCGAGACCAACGCGATCGGCAACACGGTGCAGCGCGGCGACGTGGTCCAACTCGCGCACGATCTGACCCGCTGGGCCTACTCGGGGCGGCTTGTGCGCCTCACAGCCGAGGGCGGGCAGATCCGCCAGGTTGAGCTGTCCTCGGAGGTCGAGAACCCAGCGGACGACGCGATGCTGTACCTGCAGGTGCAGCCACCTGGTGGTGCCGCGTTCGTGGTTGCCTGTACCCCGCCGGCGGCGCGATCGCGCGTGCTGCAGGTCGCCGGCGCCTGGCCAGTCGCCAGCGCGCCCAGCGTTCTGGACGACGCGACTCGCAACCTGGCCAGCGGCTACTCCGGCACCATCCCCGAGGATTGGACCTGGCTGGCTGGCCCCACGGCGACGCCAGGCAAGCGCTGCCGGATCATCGGGATGGAACCCGGCGGCAACCGGCGGCTGCGCTTGACCCTGCGCGACGAGTACGAGGCTTACTACCCCCTGGAGTGGGGTCTGGGCGAAGTCCCGGCGCCGCCGAGCGGCGAGCGCCTGGTCGCCCGTGCCATCAACGCCTCGGCGACCCCAGCCCCGGCCGGCGGCACGCTGCTGCGGTGGGAGCTGGAGGCGGCGCACGGCGCCGACGTTTTCGTCCAGGTCAACGGCGGGCCCGCCGAGCAGGTGCCGATCCAGGGCCACGTCACCGTGGCCGGGCGCGAGATCATGCTGCCGGCGTATCCGCCCGGCACGCATGTGTACGTCGAAGTCCGACCGGTGGCGGCCGCCGCCCCAATCGGGGTTGAGGGGAGCACGCTGACGCTGGACTTCTGACGAAGAAAAAAAGACGGGCGACCTGACCGGGTGTTGGAGCACCTGGCCAAGCCCCGAACATGCAGATTGCCCTGCAAGCCCGGCAAGACCCGCCACTCTCGCGAGAGCCGGTCGAGCCTATCAGAGTTTCAACATACGTAACTGGCTTGCACCAATGAGAACGGCACCCATCATTCCCTGGCTCGGCGGAAAACGCCGCCTTGCCGAAACCCTGCTCAACCGCTTTCCGGCCCACGGCTGCTACGTCGAGGTGTTCGCGGGCGGCGCCGCGCTGTACTTCATGCGGCCGCCGGCAGACGTTGAGGTGATCAACGACGTGAACGGCGACCTGGTCAACCTCTATCGCGTGGTCAAGCACCACCTCGAAGAGTTCGTCCGGCAGTTCAAGTACGCGCTCTCGAGCCGGCAGATCTTCAAGTGGACGCAGGACACGCCGCCCGAGGTGCTCACCGACGTGCAGCGCGCGGCACGCTTCTTCTACCTCCAGCAGCAGGCCTTCGGCGGCCGCGTGGAAGGGCAGACCTGGGGCACGGCAACGACGGCGCCGGCGATCAACCTGCTGCGGATCGAAGAGAACCTCTCAGCGGCCCACCTGCGCCTGGCCAGCGCCTACATCGAGCAGCTCGACTGGTCGACGTGCATGGACCGCTACGACCGGCCGCACACGCTTTTCTACCTGGATCCGCCGTACTGGCAGACCGAGGGCTACGGGGTGCCGTTCCCCTGGCAGCAGTACGAGCTGATGGCCCAGAAGCTCGGCCAGCTCAAGGGCAAGGCGATCGTCAGCATCAACGACCATCCCGACATCCGGCGCTGCTTCGATGGCTTTCAGATGGAGAGCTTGGCGATCGACTACACCGTCGGAGGCGGCGCAAATCGGGCCGAGCGTCAGGAGCTGATCATCTACAGCTGGGACAGGGAGGCCGAGCCTGCCGGGCTGTTCTAG